TAATCTTCTATAAATCCTGGTGTTGCCATTATGCTATCCTCGTCTCTAACATTTTAGATTGTTCATACATTTCTTGTGCTCCTCTTAAACCTTGTGATTCTTCAGAAACTGTACCACCAGCTTCTAAATGTTTCATCATGTTGTCCATAACTTCAGCACCTTTATCAATATCGCCGTCTCCTGCATTTCTTACAGCATCAGCTGTAAATACAAATTCATTTACACTTAATCTTGCCGGTACGTCGTCTGCTTTTTCTTCTTTACCAATTTCTACAAATCCACCGGTTCTATAATCTTTTTCTAAACCACCTAAGTTCATAAGTCCACCTTCTTTTGCAGCAACTCTTTTACCGCCTGATGGATAATCAAATTTATTGTAGCCTGCAGGTGTAGTATAACCTTCTACTTTTGTACCAGGAACTGATCCACCTTTAGCCATTTGCATAATACCCTCTTCCGGTGTTTCTACAATTTCTGCTTCAGTAGTCATTATTTCTTCTTGTTCTGGTCCTTGTTCCCCGGCTGCCGCTTGAAGAACCATTTGTTTAAATTCTGGATATGATAAATCTCCGCCCTGTTGTTTGTATTTTACATACTCTTCTCTTAAATATTTTTCTGCTTCTGGTGGTAATTGCATTTCGCCCTCTACCATATTACCATTAGCATAACCTATTCTGCCACCTTCGGCTGCAGTTTGTGGTAGGTAGTAATTGGGTTGTACATATTCTGCTCTTGGTAAAAAGGTCATACTAGGATCTCTGTATCTAGACATCATGTACGCTGTGTATGGATCAATGTAAGATGTGTCTACTTCTTCTTCTACTTCTTCGTAAGGACCCATACCAAATGCTTTTTGTATAAATGGTGTTGCAATTGCTGCTCCACCTAAACCTGCAAATATTTTTTGACCAGTGGTCATTTTACCAAGTATATTTGGAAAAAAACCTGGATTAGTGTGAATGCTTCCTTTTGCAAATAAAGAAGGAAAGGTAGCTCCTATTCCATATTTACCAAGTAATCCTTTTGCAGCACCTCCAAAGGAAGCTCTACCAAATAACCCACCAATACCAGTTCCAGGTATACCAAAACCAATAGCACCTGCTATTGCAGCTTTACCCAGTGGGCTTTTGACTATCTTCTTAACCCCACGGACAGCTTTCTTAACTAAGCTTCCTAATCCGTATAATTGTCTGGGTTCTTGCATTCGAGATATTGCCATATTTTTACCTTAATTCTCCCTTTTACTTTGTTTTTCCTACTAAATCAAGAGCCGGCATAATGACCTTTACGTCTTGTGCCATGTCTTCATTCTTATAGCCTTTAGCTTCCCAGTCTTTTCTTTCCTTAAAAATCTCACCAGTTTCCTTGTGTCTGTAACTAGTCTCTACTTTTGCTTGTTTTATTTCCATTAATCTACCTTTTCTTTTAATATATTTAAGTAACTTACAGCAAAGTCAAAGGACCCTGTGTTACTTGATTGTATGGTAAGGGTGGTCCCACCCTCAACTATTAACGGTTGGGTTAATAATTCTTTAGATTCATTAGCTGTTAAAGCAGCTGATTTTATAGCTGTAATACTATTATTTGTTACAGTAACAGTTGGTGTTGATGCTGATGTAACAAATATTGATTTTATAATATATGTTTCGTTTACTTTTGGATTACCTGTTCCAAAAGGATTTAACGCGTTACCTGTAGTATCATTATCTTTACCTACAAATTTATATTGGTTTACTATTGCCATTAATCTAAAAAGAAACTTCTAGCTTCTATTTCCTGTTTTACTTCATCTTGAAAAGATGAATTTAATTTTGTTATTACAGAGTCAAGATCCCTAACCAATGATTGTATATTAGTTTGACTATATTCTGGTTCTGCTCTTGTTAATGATTCTACTATCTTAGCCATTAAATTAAGCTTATTATGCCTCCTCTAGCCATTCTAAATGCTGCGTGTTGTCCAGTAGACATACCACTGCCCAATTGTGCTCCGCCTGCATTTTGATTATTACCTTGATTACCACCATCATTACCACTAAAATATTGTTTTGCTTCTGGTGGCACTACAGGTGAATAAGTGTTAGCTTTTTCATTTGCAATTAACTCTGCTTGTAAGTTTTCTAATTCTAATATTTTCTGTTTGCTAGCATCTGTTTGTGGCATTTTTCTATTTCTTATTCTATTTATTCTTTTATCAATAGATTCTATCATTCCTGTTCCCATTAAATTAACAGGACTATAACCTTTCATTATACCTGTTTGAATTCTACCTATGTTATCTAGTCCATAATTTTCTGCCATGTAATTTTGCGCCATAACATCTGATACTGCAGGTTGAGCTATGTTGCTAAAAACAGAACCTAAAAAAGGAATGCCCAAGGCTGCACTAGTTACACCCCCCATTATTTTACCGCCTAAATTTTTTATATCTGTTAAGCTTCTTGGTAGACTTATATTAGGAAAAGAAAAATTAGATAAAATACCTGTGTTTCCTTGATTAAATGATGGTCGATCAAGGCCATAAATTGCTATTAGATCTTCATCTGTATATTTATTGTTATTAGGATCTTCTCTTAATTGTTGTATTGCAAATTGTATTTGATCCATTACCTTCTTCCTCCTGGTGCAATATCTAATCTAAACGTGCCTAGCTTCCAATCTTGACTAGCCGCAGTGTTTGCAACTTTCATTGCAATAGATCTTGCTCTTATTCGTGTATCTTTTTTTGTTGTAGTATTATCTACAGAAAAATTAGTAGTTGTTGCAGAACTATTTGGATAAGTCTTAGTTACAAAACTAACTTGTGTATTACCAGTTTGCGAAATAAAGTCAGGTATAAATCTGCTTATTCTCATTATAAATTCTCCATCTCCTCTAAGATCAGGCATTCCAACTACCTGTCCTGTAGGGTTTCTTCTTTGAGTAATATCAAAGTCACCAGAGGTGATTGACCCAATAACTGCTGTTACTACTCCTCCTGCATCTATTTGATCGGTCCCTGTTTCCTGTTGATAGTATGTTGTACAACCATCAGTGTTTCCTGTAACATCGTAAGATGCATTACTATCTGGGTTATAGTATGTTGCGTGAGGTTTTGCAAATACTGCTGAATCTTGCCAAGCGGCTCTAGGCAACGTTCCTGTAGTCCATATAGGCCTTCTAGGCGTAGAATCTAAGTAATTGTAGGTTACTACCCTATTAACAGCGTCTGATGCAGCTGTGCAATAAAACCAGTTTATTTCTCCAAATAGATTATTTAATCCACAGTTTACAAGATCTCTAGATGTAGAGTTTAAGTCGTCGTATACATGGTCTTCAACCAAACAAGGAAGTGATTTTAGTTGACCATCATAAGAAAAGAATCCGTTTTCTGACATCCAATAAGCGGTACCATCTACTTCTATACAAGCATTCTTACCTAGCAATCCACAGTTGGTGCCCACTTGTTCAAATGAGAATGTAAAAGGTTGACCTACAAACTTCATAAGAAATAACGCAGTATCGGTCCAAACATATATTGCATCTCTACCTTTAATTGCACCCATAATCATAGAGCCATCTGCAAGTCTTTGTGTGCCTGCTGTATTATCTGCTCTAACTGTGTAAGAATCTGTTTGATCAATACTTTCTTGAGAAGAAAATCTAATAAACATATCGTCTTGTGTGCTAGATGTGCCTACAGTAGTTTCTGTTCCAAAAAATACTAAGTGTCTATCGGGTGTAGATACTAAGACGTGTCTTGATGCAGTTGGTGCATTAGGTAATAAAGTAGCTCGAGTTGAAGTTGCGGCTGCACCAGCTGCGTCCCATTCAAAACATGCGCCGTTATATATAAGCGCAATTAATTTTGTACCATAGTTATCTAATACCCATAAACCTGGATCAATTGTAAAGTCAGCGTTAGATGGATCACCCCAAGCAACATACTCAGATATGTTGGTAACAGTTGCACCAGAACTATGTGTTGCTTTTGTAGTTCCATTTACACCTCTTGCTCCACCACTTAATGTATTTGTTGAAGTATTATTAGCTGTAAAACTTATATCCTCTGTTCCAATTCTAATTTCCCCTTGAGATGGAAACGCTGCAGAGTTAGCTAATACAATATCTGTTGTAATTAAATCTGTTATAGATGTAGCTAATGTTGTGGTTGCAGCACCAATTGCAGTACCACCCCATAATGCTGTACCCCAGCCATAACCTCCAAGTTGTTGTGCTGGACCCACCGTATAATAACAAAGCACATCTGCTGACCCAGCAGCACTTAAAGGTGAGCCAGTTTCATTTGACGCCATTGTAATGGTAAAACTGGTTGTAGTAGGAATTGATGTTACCATGAATTTTTGATCTTCAAAAGTTGCATTACTAAATGATGAACCAGTCAAACCTGTAACATTATTAAACATTACAATATCGTTTTCTTGTAAACCATGGGTGCTTCCTACATTTATTGTAACTGTAGGTTGGCCTGCTGAGCTAGTAAATGTTGCTGAAGATATTGTGGTTCTAATAGGATGTATGTCGTAAAAGATGCCCCCAGAATACACATATAAAATTCTATTTGTTCCAATAGCAGCATATTTAATTCCTGCGTTGTCGTCCCAATGATGAAGAGCTCTAGCCGCACCTGTTAATTTATCGTCACCTAATTGTTCCCAACCACCTATTTTTTCTGGTGTGCCGTATCTAAACCTAACATTATCACCGTCAAACCATTGTCCCTCGGCCCCGGTTTCTGTGACTTGTTTGTTAAATCCTGGTAAAAACCCTAGTTTCTGTAGCATATATAAAAACCTATTTGTGATAGGTTATATCAGATTTATGTGGATTTCAAATGGTAAAGTAAGGGGAGGGTGTGGTGGTGTCTCCCCCTACAAGCTTATTTTATACTTTATTTTTTAAGAAATGTAAACCCTTTGTACCAAGCCGGTAACCCAATAAAAGGTCTACCATCAAATAAATTTGCTTTAGCATTCTTAGAGTTAGCTTTATTATAGTGTAGAAATACTTGTCCACAGTCTTTACCTGTAAATTCTTCTCTCCAATGTTCAAGGTCGCAGCCAGAATAGATCAACATATCACCTGGTTTAAGATCTACTTTAACACCAGCTTGACCTTTTTTGCCTGTTGGATCTAAATATATCGGCCATGGATCACCACCTAAATTTAAAGTTGTAGATATTTCACATGAATATCTATCTTTGTGTCTAGCTAATACATCGCCTTTTTTATAAATTCTTGCATAAGAATATGTTTCAGATAATTTTAATCCTGTGTGTTTTTCCATAACAGGTTTTACTTTTTGTAATAACGTTTCCATTACAATATCTGAATAATGTGAGTATGTGTTTGGTACTTGTTCATCTGTCCACACTCCAAAATACTCAGTAAATGGTGATATATATTTTTGATCAAATAGAAATCTTGCAACGTTTCTTTTATTATAAAAGTATTCGTAAACAAAATCTGCTAACTCTTTTGAAATAGCATTTTTTAATACTGTGTATTTATTTTTCTTGAACGACATTTATTTCTCCTTTTTATACATTATGTTTAAAACCATTCTATTTTTACAATTAGTTGCATTAGTTCCAAAATGCTCATTATTAGATGAAAAAAATACAGCTTTATTTGCTTGAGATTTAAATTTTTTATTACCTATTTTAGTATAACCATTATTAGTATTTACATAATATATAATACTTCTATGTTTGGGATCTAGTGGATAATCAACATGTTTATTAAATTCTATTAACTTATGACTAATTGGATTTAAATTTGCTTTAACTTTTATCAAATTTTTAATTTTAAGTTTTTTTAATAATGGTTTTAATTTTTCAAACCATGAAGAGTTTATTTGATTATTATTAAAAAACAAATGAGTAAATTGATAACTAAATAAATTATTATCTCCCTCAACTTTTTCAGAGTTAAAGTACCAAGGAAAATATTCATTGCTCATCATATTGTTTAGTTCGGTATATTGTTTTTTTGATAATACATTTTCTAAAACTTTAACTGACATTTAAAACACTCCTTGGTATGGCTTGACAGTTCCAATGTATGAATCTAAACGGTTCGTAACCTAAATCAACAATATATTGATGTGGCATATACGACGGAAAAAACATCATACGTCCTGGTTTAACCTTATAAAACACTTGTGAACTAGCAAGAGTTATTTTTGATTTATCTTTTTCTGGTAAAAGATTCATAACGTTTCCTGGTCTAGGGTCATCAAATACTGGCATAGATGTTATTTCACTTGCTTTTAAAAAATAAAAACCTGATATGTGTCCATTCCAATGTGTGTGTAAAGCATGATGACCACCACCTTGTTTTGCAAATTCTTGAACCCACATTTCTGTAGTAAATACTTGAAAATTTGTTAAATCAAACCCCATTTCTTGTAATAAGTTAGTAGCTGTTGCACCTACATAATTTTGTAGTTCTAAAAAACCAGGATCATTTATTAAGGATGTAGAGTGAAATACATGACCCATATCTCCTTTATCACCATATTTTTTATTCCGTTCATCTAATTGTTGCTTTGAAGTTTTTTCAGATTCTTTTATGTATTTATCAGAAGCTTTATTTAAATCGTTGACAAAACTAGGTTCATCAGCAAACCAAACAGGGCAAGAAAAAAATTGTTCTAATTGTAATTTTTGTGGGTATGTAGGTTTTTTTGTTTTACCTCTATAAGCATCTATTCCCGGCATACCACCGCCTTTATTTTTTTTCTTTCTTTTCTTCATTTAAATGGCCACCCTAAGTTCCATATTACTAAACTATATCTTGATCCTTTTTTAACTGGACACACCCTATGCCATACATGTGATGGAAAAACAACTAAAGATCCTTTAGGTAGTATTTCTACACATTTTACAATGTTTGGTTTTTTATCTGGATCTTTATTTCTAAAATCAAATTCTAACTCCCCACCTTTATAATCTTTTGGATCTGATAAACTAACGGTTACTGATAGTTTTCTTATTTTACCATTTGCTGGATCATTGCCGTCTCTCCAATAAGGTTTATCCCAACTATCACAATGCCAATCATAATATTGTCCTTTATTATATTTTGTAAATTGACAAGACTCACTATAACTCCATTCATAATTCCAACCGGCATTTCTATTTGCTGTGTGTACGTATGGTTGTATTTCATTATAAATCCATCTATCGTTCATCCAAACAACATTAGAGTCTCTTTTCTTTTTTAAATCTTTTATTTGTTTCTGATTTAATTTATTAACATCCCCATAACCACCTGTTGTTGCTAATCCGTCTTGCAATTGTTTTCCGTATTTAACAATTTCATCACAGATTCTGTGGGGAATAACGTTTTGAAAAAACCAATAGTAATTTGTTAAGTTCATATGCCTTTATGAACTTAATATAACATTTGTTATGAAACTGTCAATGTTCCTGTTGCTTTGAATACAGCAACTTTTTCTCCGCCTGGATGTGTTCCTGTTAAATTTGTGCCAGGAGATACAGCTAATGTTGCACAAGCAGGAAATCTCATAATTACCACTCCTGATCCACCTTCTCCAGCTGCAGGTCCACCATCTTTAGCACCACCACCGCCACCACCAGTATTAGCTGTTCCAGAAGTA